GATTACTCTCAGATATTAAAGATGGAATTCGTAGCTCTTTCAGTTATGTTGGGGCTAACAATTTGTCTGAGTATCATTGTAAAGTAGAATTTGTAAGAGTTACACAGGCTGGAACGATAGAAGCTAAACCTCATTTAATTAGAGACTAAAATGAATTGGTTGATAAATAAAATACCAACAAGTATTTTGACAATAATTTATATATTATTGTTATTTATTGTGGGATTATTTTTAAGTCATTTGTTAGGAGTATAATGGATTACAAAGAAATAATGGATTTATGGTTTGTATGGGCGATTGGTATAGGAATAATTTTCAAATACATAAAAAGTGTAAAAGATAATTGGAACGATTAAAAGGAGTAAATCATGGCATTTAACATGAGAGATGAATTAATAAAGGCAAGTAGGATTCATTTCAAAGCACATATCGAAAAACATAGAATGAATGTTGAAAACTTACTTAATAATTCAGTAGGTGTTGCAGAACATCCTGATTTGATGGATAGTATTGAAAAGGAACTCGAAATTATTGCTGAGTATGATGATAAACTTGAAATGTTGAATAAATATTTTCAAGGTGATTTTGGAGACGCTAAGACTTTATTAAATGAATAAAATTTGGATACAAATATCTGCTTGGTTAATAGCATTTAGTTTTGTTTTTGGATTATTAGGTGGACTTATATTGATTTCTTCAATACCATTTTGGTTATTATGGAATTGGTTACTACCACCTATATTTGGATTACCAAAAATAACATTAATTCAATCATTCGGTCTTTGGTTGTTCTTGATGTTGATTAGAAGTACAAAGTTTGACTTTAAACAAACGATGGAAAACATTAAATCACAACAACATAAAGATGAGCCGATAGAATGGAATCAGGTGTTTGATTCTGTAAAGAAAAACTACATGGCCTAATACTTATACTTTAAGTATCAAGGAGATATATATGTCTATAGAAAAGATTATAGAAGCACTAAGGACGGCATTAGAGAGTAAAGATTGGGATGTCGTAAGTGAATTAATTGAAACCCTTAGTTACGAAGGTGAGTCCGATGGAGATGACTTTAAAGAATATCTTGAGGACTTTGACGATTAGATATGGGGGTGACTTGGAAATCGACTGGTATTGGTTGATATATAAGTGCAGCAGAGTTTGAGTAGACTCTTAAATAAAACTCAACGAAACCTAATTGGCGATAACTCGCTTGAAGGGTTGGAGATAGATTGGCATTTAGCAGAGTATGATTACTCTGTTGAATTACCAATTGGTGATTCCCAACCATCTTACGCCTACGCGGCATAAGATACTGAGTCGTCTAACACTCGGTCAGAAAATAAGTTAGACATCCACTCGTGTGATAGAGTATAAATTTCATCAGTTAAACCACTCTGAGTAAAGTGGGACATGGTGGTTTGTTGATTTCTACCGATTTGAAATCTTACTAAGCTGTGAATGACTTAATATTAATAATAAACAGGACTGGGGTTCGAATCCCCACACCTCCACAAAAACTGCAAGAAAACACTTGTAAATGGTTATAAAAAGTTGTAAATTCTACATATGAAAAAATACTATTATGAAAGAAGTAATTTGCTTGAAAGTGATGTAAACATCAACTTTGAAGAATTACTTTACATGGATGAAAAACAAACTTCTGAATGGATTGAAAAACTTAGAAGTTTTATTATATCTGAATGGGATGACAAGGGTATTCCACCAACTATCGGTTCCAATACTAAAGATATAAAAAAGAATTTTATGAAGCTACGAGAGTATGATGTACATAATAAATTTTTGATATCGGATGATGATGGAAATAAAAATGTAATCAAGAATTATAACAAACATGCCAGTAGTATAAATCAATTTTTCCCAACGATGTTGAAGACTCGTGTTCAGAATGGTAGTATTTATGATTGGTTTACAGATGAATACAAACATAAGTTTGAAAAGGTTATACTGAGAATATTGAAAAGAGATTCCATGTACAATTGGTCAAAGTGTGTTAAAGATGGAGAAGAACTACCTGAAAACTTTTTTATCGTTCAACACAAACACAATGCCGTAGAAAGTATCTACAAGACTTTGTCAGTTGAAGAAGTAGAGAAGTTAGATGATAAACATAAGACTAATTTACCAAAAGAATTAGATGGTGATACATATAAATTTTTAGTTAGGGATTTCGAATTAGGACAAAAGTTATTTCCTGCTGGTATCCAAGCTTTTAGATTGGGTCTTGGTCAACCAGCTGTTAACTTTCCACCATTGACTGCCAGATATTTGTATGAACATTATACGAATCATGTAAAACAAGATGAACCATTAAATATCTATGACCCATCAAGTGGTTGGGGTGGTAGAATACTTGGAGCTATGTCATCTCTAAAGAAAATACATTACATTGGTACAGACCCAAACACAGATAATTTTATTGATGAGTTAGGTATATCAAGATACGAATATGTAGCTAACTTTTTTAACAATGAAGTATTAGAGAGTAATCCATTTTGGGAAGAAGATAAAAATACATTTCATTACTTTCAAATGGGTTCCGAACATATAGGAAACCATCCTGATTTTCAACAATACAAAGGTAAGTTGGATATGGTATTTACTTCACCACCTTACTTTGATAGAGAACAATATAGTGATGATGAAGAACAATCATTTAAAGCTTACCCAAAGTATGATGATTGGAGAGACAATTTTCTCAAACCAACATTGACCAACGCATATGAAAGTTTACGAAATGATAGATATTTATTATGGAACATCGCCGATATCAAAATCGGAAAAGATAAATACCACCCTCTTGAACAAGATAGTATCGATGTAATCGAAGCCCTCGGTGGAGAATATCAAGGTAAACTCAAAATGTTGATGACTTCTATGGTTGGGGTTGACCAATCAAATGTCAAAAACTCGGTAAAGGTTAATGGAACATATTTGAAGTATGAACCGATATTCATTTTTTACAAAAAATAGCTTGACTTTTAATGAAAAAGTTCGTAAGATCTAGAGTAATTCGTGAAAGGGAAATTAACATGATTTCGACAAATAAGGCAATAGCAGGTGTAGTCCTTGTGACATTATTAAATGGATTTATATCTGTAAACCTATTCAAACAACAAAATTTATTCTATACAAATGAAGTAGATAAATTATTAGTAGACAATCAAAAACTACATACCGAACTTGAACAATTTTACAAGTATGGTGTTGAAGTAAATGTAACCATGTACCAACCTGTGTATCCACAAACCGATAACACACCCGATATAACGGCAGATGGTACAAGGATTCGTATCAATAAAGCAAGTGAGTACAAGTTTGTAGCGTTGTCAAGAAACCTTTTGAAAAGATGGGGAGGCCCTTTTGATTATGGTGATTTCATTCTTATCAAAGGGACTAAAAATAAAGATGGTGTTTATCAAGTAAGAGATACAATGAATCCAAAGTATGTAAACTATGTTGATATTTTGGAATCGATAAATGTAAAACCATATAAGTATGAAAATGTACAGATTTACAAAATGAATTGGACAGATAATTTAGCATTAATAAAAAATGACAAACAATCGTAAGGAGAAATAAAAAATGCCAAGAAAGAAAGCATATAAATACTCAACTAAACCAATCGAAGTTGGAGATTGGGTATTACCAACAAATGTACAAGTCGGTAAATTTGAACCAGCATATCAAGTTGAAGATAAGACCGAAGATGGTAAATTTGTAGTAGTACAAACAGAAGGATGTTATCAACATAGAATGGAAGTTGATGTAAAAAAACTTAAAAGGTTATAAATGAAACAATTAACAGAAGAACAATTACTTAGTAATTGGAAGAAGCTGTTACAACTCGTAGAAGATACATTTGAAGGAGAACGAAAAGAACGACTCCTTGAGATGTATGAGTTCTTTGAGGACAGAATGGTTGTAGCTCCAGCAAGTGGTAAAGAAGAATATCACTATTGTTACGCTGGTGGTTATGTAAATCATGTTCTTCATGTGGTTGAAACGGCGTTAGAAGTATCTAAGACATACGAAAAAATTGGTGGTTATAAGGATTGGACAGATGAAGAACTTATCTTTTCGGCCTTACATCATGACTTAGGTAAGGTCGGTGATTTGAACGGAGAGTATTATATTCCACAAGATAATGATTGGAGAAGAAAGACTCTCGGTGAGGTTTTCACACACAACACAGATATAGACAATATGAGAGTGACCGATAGAGCTCTATTTATACTTCAACACTTTGGTGTTAAGGTAAGTCTGAAAGAAACTTTAGCTATTAAAGTATCTGATGGATTGTATGATGAAGCTAACACCTACTACATGAAGGTATTCGACGCTAGTCGTTCTTTAAAAAATCATCTACCATACATTATACATTGGGCCGACCATATGGCTACACAAGCTGAATACGATGAATGGAAACGAGGTGATGAAGATGAAAAGGAAGAGATGGAAGCTCGATTAGATAAAATCAAGAACATAAGTGTGGGAACTGATAAAACTCCTCCACCTAAAAAAGAAAAAAAGAAGTCTAAACATCAAGATTTGTTTGACGAACTTTTTGGAGATAGTTAATGATATTAGAAATATTATTAGGTTTGTTGGTTGTAATTTTTATTACCGAAAGTTATATTATTTGGAATTTACTTAACAAGGTTGAGTTATTGGAAACTTGGGTCGAAGACTTTAGTGATAGAGTGGCTGGGACTTGGGAAGAAATCAAAACCATAGACTCAACTGGTCATTTCGAAGCAGATGACGAAGTCGGTAGTATATTTACATCAATCAAACAAACAATCGAAGAATTAAACCAATACATAGAAGAGGATACAAATGCCAAGGAAAGCTAAAAAAGGTTCACCAAGATATTATTTCACACAAAAAACTGAAGATGCTATAATCCGTTACAATAAAGAGGAACGGGCTTACATGAAAGAACGAATCTATAACGACCACATAAGAAGGGCGTTTGATAAGTTATGTGAGAATATAATACACACATTCAAATTTTATTACTTTGATGTTCCATCAGAACAAGTTAAACAAGAAGTGATATCATTTTTGGTATTGAATATGCATAAGTTCAAAGAAGGTAAGGGAAAGGCTTTCTCCTACTTTAGTATTGTTGCTAAGAATTATCTGATTCTACACAATAATAAAAATTACGCCCACTACAAGTCTCATGATACGATGGATGTTTTAGATTGGAATCAAAAAACAAGAGACCAAGTAGCCAAGAAAGAAGAAGACGAAAAGATGCAAGAATATGTTCATCAATTCGTTGAGTATTGGGAAAACAACATTACCAATGTTTTCACAAGAAAGAAAGATATATTGGTTGCTGATTCTGTATTGGAGATATTCAGAAGAGCTCAACATATTGAGAACTTCAACAAGAAAGCTCTGTACATTATGATTCGTGAGATGAGTGGTTCTAAGACTCAACATATTACTCGTATTGTAAATACGATGAAGAAATATCATCAGAATCTTTCACAAGAGTACATGAATGTTGGTCACATCGATACAACAAGCACAGGTTCATTCTTGTAACAAAATGATATTACAAATTGTTACACTCAGTAACAAAATATTACACTATGTAAAAAACCACTTATTCGAGTGGTTTTTTATTGCCCACTTCTAAATGTAACAATATGATAACATAAAAAAAATTTCTAAAAATTAGGTACTTTGGTACAGTTATTGTACTATATAGGTAGGAACACTCACAAGGAGTTTCCAAAACAACAAAGTACAAGGAGAACTGAAATGTTCAAATCTTTTATTAGAAAACTTAAGAGTCGTAAAGGTAATTCACTAGCTGAA